CGACATCAATTAGGTCATATCTATGAAGAGTTGAGAGGTATGGCAGGAGAGTTTGATATTCCAATATGGACAGCATCACAGGCTAATCGTTCTGCATTAGAAGAGGATGTTATTGGAGCAGAAAAAGTATCTGAAGACTATTCAAAGGTTATGACAGCTGATTTTGTTATGAGTATGAGTAGGAAAGTAGAAGATAAGATTGCAAACACAGGTCGATTCCATGTAATTAAAAATAGGTTTGGACCAGATGGTATTACATTCCCTGCAACCATCAACACCAACACAGGTTTCATTCAGATTTATGAAACCAACACACAAGGTGGTAAAGAAGTACAAGGTAAAATGAATAATGCTGATGAGTATATTCGTAAAACCTTAGCACAGAAGAAGAAAGATTTTGATGGTGAGGGGTTTGAATAAAACTTCTAAGAAAATCTTTTTAAAACTTCGAAAAAATCAAAAAATCGTGAAGATATAGCAGTATATATTATACTTATTTATCGGAGAAAACAAGTTTTAAAATTAAGGAGTAAAGTAAGACATGGCGGGACACAAATTTAAGTTATCAGAGAATTTTATAAGTAAGTACAAGAGGAAAAAAGCTCCTTTTGGTTTTAATGGATTAGGTGAATTAGTATATATGAGAACCTATTCTCGTATCAAAGAAAATGGAAAGAATGAAAAATGGTGGGAGACTGTTCAAAGGGTTGTAGAGGGAACATATTCCATGCAAATGAATCATATCGAATCTCATCAGTTAGGATGGAATCCTTGGCAAGCACAGAAATCAGCACAAGATATGTATGATAGAATTTTTAATATGAAATTCTTACCACCAGGTCGTGGTTTATGGGCAATGGGTACACCAATCACCGAAGAAAAAGGATTATATGCAGCACTAAACAATTGTGCGTTTGTATCAACAAAAACAATCAAAGAAGATTATTCCAAACCATTTTGTTTCCTTATGGATGCATCAATGTTAGGTGTTGGAGTAGGATTTGATACCAAAGGAGCGGGGGAAATAATTGTTAAAGGTGTTGATTCTAAAAGAGATTCACAAGTATATGAAATACCAGATACTCGTGAGGGTTGGGTTGAATCTCTAAGATTATTATTAGAAAGTTATTTTCATGGACAAGCACCAGTTGAATTTGATTACTCATTAGTGAGACCTGCAGGTGTTCCAATCAAAGGTTTTGGTGGAGTAAGTTCAGGCCCAGAACCATTGAAAGATGTACATGAAGATATCAGAAAAGTATTAGATGGTAATAGTGGTAATCCAATCACAATCACAACCATTGTAGATATTATGAATCTAATTGGTAAATGTGTTGTTGCAGGTAATGTAAGAAGAACTGCTGAGATTGTATTTGGAGACCCACACTCAGATGAATATTTAGACTTAAAAAATTACAAAGTAAATCCACATAGAGAAACATATGGTTGGACATCTAACAATTCAGTATTTGCTGAGTTAGGTATGGATTATACAGAAGCTGCAAAGAGAATTGCAGATAACGGAGAACCAGGTTTTGCTTGGTTAGATAACATGAGAAAATATTCTCGTATGAAAAATGGTGGAGATAACAAAGACCATAGAGTAATGGGTGGTAATCCATGTTTAGAACAATCATTAGAATCATATGAGTTGTGTTGTTTGGTAGAAACTTTTCCAGATAATCATGATTCGTTTGAGGATTATGCTAGAACATTAAAGTATGCATATTTATATGCAAAGACAGTTACATTAGGGAGAACTCATTGGAGTGATACCAATAGAGTTATGTTGAGAAACAGAAGAATCGGGTGTAGTGTTAGTGGTGTTGCTCAGTTTATTACACATAGAGGAATCGATACACTAAAGGATTGGTTAAATGATGGATATGATGTCATTCAAGATTGGGATAAAGTATATTCTGATTGGTTTGCGGTACCAAATTCAATCAAAACTACTTCAGTTAAACCAAGTGGTACGGTCTCATTATTGGCTGGAGCCACACCAGGTCTTCATTATCCTGAATCAAGGTTTTATATTCGTAGAATCAGGTTATCAATAAACTCGGAACTTATCGAACCATTAACAAATGCAGGATACAAAATAGAACCTGCTTTTGGTTCAGAGGATTCTACATTAGTAGTTGAGATACCAGTGGATGTAGGAGAGGGAATTAGAACTGCTGCAGACTTAAGTATATGGGAACAATTCTCATTAGCAGCATTCCTACAAAGACATTGGGCAGACAACCAAGTAAGTTGTACAGTCACTTTTAATCCAGAAACAGAGAGTGATGAAATACCAAATGTGTTGAATTATTTCCAATATCATTTAAAAGGTATATCATTACTTCCACGACATGATTGGGGTGCGTATCCACAAATGCCATATGAGGCAATTGATGAGAAAGAGTACAACAAACAAATTAAAAAATTAGGTAAGTTGAACTTTGGAGTTATCAAGAATGAGGAAGCAGAAATAGATAAATTCTGTAACAACGATAGTTGTGAGGTTCCATCATTCACAGGTGATAACGATGACCAAGAATATGCAAACTAAAGGTTTCACATACACCAGGCAGACGACACACCTGGATAAAAATGTGTCATTCACAAGTAAACAAACAAGGAGATGATTATGAATAACTATCGTAATCTTATCGCATCAATGTTAATGATGACAGGATTGTTCGCCCAATCTATTGTCGGAACTATCGTTGATGTTGACTCACAACCACTTGAGGGAGCTAATATTGTAGTTGAGGGAACAGATTTAGGTGGAGTATCAGATAAAGATGGTGCTTTTTCTATTGAAGTTACTTCAGGTACATACGATGTTACCGCTTCTTTCATAGGTTATTCTTCAGTAACTAAATCAGTAGTTGTTGAAGATGTAGTTTCAAGTGTTAGTTTCGTGTTAGATATTAACTACTTGGGATTATCAGATGTTGAGGTGTTAGCATCTCGTGCATCTGAAACAACACCTGTTGCTTACACTAATGTTAGTAAAGAGGAAATGGAAATCAGACTTGGTTCACAAGACATTCCAATGATTCTTAATACTACACCAAGTGTATATGCAACTCAACAAGGTGGTGGTGCGGGTGATGCTCGTATCAACATTCGAGGTTTTAATCAACGAAATGTTGCAGTAATGATAAATGGTGTACCACAAAATGATATGGAAAACGGATGGGTGTACTGGTCTAATTGGGATGGTGTAGGAGATGCAACCGCATCTATACAGGTTCAAAGAGGATTAAGTGCTGTTAACCTTGCGACTCCATCAATTGGTGGAACCATGAACATTATTACCGACCCTGCTCAGTTGGAGAAAGGTGGAAAGTTCAAACAAGAAGCTGGTGATGGTGGATTCTTAAAAACCACATTCAATTATAACTCAGGTTTAATTGGAGATAAGTTAGCTTTAAGTGGAACAATTGTTCGTAAAACTGGTGATGGAATTATCGATGGGACATGGACAGATGCATGGGCCTACTATTTCGGTGGTTCTTACGCCGTAAGTGAAGACCAAAGATTTGAGTTGTACGCTATTGGTGCACCACAAAGACATGGTCAGAACTTATACAAACAGAACATCGCAACATACTCACAAGAACTTGCTGGTTCAATTGATGGATATGATACTGATGCATACGCAGAGGGTAACAAATTCGAAACTGAAGCAGGTAGGCTCTTTAATCAAAATGTTGCACCTATCGACCCATCATATACAGGTAAACAATACTTTTATATGTATGGTGCTCGTACAGAGAACAGATATAGTTCAAACTTTCTAAACGAAAGAGAGAACTACTTCCACAAACCATTAGTGAATTTAAATCACTTCTTAACACTAAACGATAAAACTCGTGTGAGTTCTGTTGTTTATTGGAGTGGTGGTTCAGGTGGTGGAACTGGTACATATGGTAGTGTTAGTAGAAAACCTGCAGTTGAGGGGAACGCTTGGTATAGAAGTTCACCTTGGCAGTGGGATTGGAATGCTGAAATAGAACAGAATCGTACTAATATCGATGCTGATTATTCTGAAACAGAAAAGCGTTCTACAGGTATTCTTCGTAACTCAATCAATAGACAAAATACCTATGGTTTAATTTCAAAACTTAACTATATTGTTAATGATGAATTAGAACTACAGGCTGGTATTGATTGGAGAACTGCTGAGATTGAACACGCACGAGAAGTTCGTGATTTACTTGGTGGTGATTACTATGTTGATTTCGCAGATGATAACTTTTCCGATGGTAAAGTTGTAAGACTCGGTGATGAAATCGCATACTTCAACACAACCACAGTCGATTGGATTGGTGGATTCGTACAAGGTAACTACACAACAGAAAAACTAAACCTATATGGTATGGGTGGTATTTCTTCTATTGAGTATTCTTACCAAGACCACTTTACAGTCGAGAATGAAAAAATAGTAGCAGACCCAATTTCTACTTATCAGATTAAAGGTGGTGGATTGTACAATATAAATGACAATGTTAATATATTCGCTAACGCAGGATATGTTGAGAAAGCACCTATTATGGATAATGTTATTTATTACGATGGTACAGTCGCATCAGACCCAGCAAACGAAAAATTCGTTCATACTGAATCTGGTGTAAACTATGGTAATGAAAAAGTAGGAGTTAAGGTTAGTGCTTATAATACTGATTGGCAAGATAGAAACTTGACAAAATCTGTAACAACAGGTCAAGGTGATTCAGGTGATACTGATGTTATCTTTTTAAGAGGTGTTAATCAAAAACATCAAGGTATAGAGATTGAAACTAAAGTGAAACCAAATGATTTGGTTGAACTTGATTTCATTGCTTCATTTGGTAAATGGAAGTTCGATGGTGATGCAGAGGGTACTTATCAAGAGAATGAGTACAACGATGAAAACCAAGTAATCGGATTGAAAACTACTGAATATGCATATGCACTTGATGGATTGTATGTTGGTGATATGCCACAAACATCTTACATCTTTGGTTTAACTTTAAAACCAATTAAAGGTTTAAGATTACAGGCTCTTTACAAAACATATGATAAGAACTATGCAGATTGGAGTCCAGCCGCAAGAGAAATTGAGGATGGAAACGCCGATAGAGCACAAGTTTGGGAAGCTCCAGGTTACTCAAAACTTGACCTGCACGCATCGTACAAACTACCAAAGATTGGTGGGTTAGATATGAGTATCAATGCTCATGTATTTAACGCACTTGATGAAGTTTTCGTACAAGATGCAGTTGATAATAGTCAATACAATGGGTATGGTGATAAACTTCACTTAGCTCATAACGCAGAAGTATTCTTGGGAACACCAAGATATGCTAATGTAGGAATTACTATTAATTTCTAATTGTAATTTGGGGGATTGAAAAATATCCCCCATTTTATAAAAAAAATACTTGACAAGTATATGGTTTTATTTGTATATTACACTATGATTATTGGGGATATTACAACCTAAATGTATAAGAATATTTATTACGAAAAACGAAGAAACAAGATTCATGTTTGGGATGACAAGAGAGGTCATCTCATTGTACCTTATAAAAAATATGCATATGTAAAAAATGCTGCAGGATTTCATCACACCTTAGATGGAGATAAAGTAAAGAAAGTATATCAATGGGATGATGATGACCCTAATTTATTCGAGAGTGATGTTCCTATCACCACAAGATTTTTAGTTGACCAATACACCGATTCAGATGATGTATCAGAGGGAGTAAGAACATTCTTCTTTGATATTGAGGTAGAAGTTGTGGATGGTTTTCCAGATGTTATGAAAGCAAATGAGAAGATAACTTCTATTGCGTTTTATGATGAGATAGTAAAGAAATATTATTGTTATACATTAGATGAAAAAAGAACTATTCAGAACTATGAGAAAGATGATGAAATAGTTGAGTTGTTCACGAGTGAGTATGATTTACTAACAAAGTTTTATCAGAAGTATGCAGAGATTTCACCTGATATATTAAGTGGTTGGAACTCAGAGTTTTTTGATATTCCTTATCTATACAATCGTAGTGTAAATGTATTAGGTAAAGAAGTTGCAGATATGTTATCACCTATTCGTGAAGTATATTATAATGAATATAAAAAGAAACACAATATTGCAGGTGTTAGTTGTTTAGATTATCTTACATTATATCGTAAGTTCTCACCAATCCAACAATCAAGTTATAGATTAGATTACATTGGTGAAGTAGAAGTTGGTATGAAAAAGGTTGAGTATCAAGGAACATTAAATGATTTATACGAAAAGGATTTACAGACATTTATTGATTACAATATTCGAGATGTAAGAATCTTAATCGAGTTAGATAATAAGTTAGATTATATTGGTATTGCAAGAGGTATAGCACATCTTGGTCATGTTCCATATGAGGATGTGATGATGAGTTCACGATATCTTGAGGGTGCGATATTAGTTTATCTAAAGAAGATGGGTATTGTTGCACCTAACAAACCTAAGAATGTTTACAAAAAAAGAGATGATGATGATAAGTTTGCAGGTGCATATGTACAGAAACCACAAGCAGGTAGACATGATTGGGTATATGATTTAGACATTACATCTATGTATCCAAGTGTGATTCGTAGTTTAAACATTTCACCAGAAACTAAAGTTGGTAAAGTTGAGGGTTGGAATGCAGAAGAGTTCTTAAAAAAAGATACCATAAAGAACTACACTTTAAAGAATGGGTTTGGTAAAACTATTGATACACTTGATAATAAACAATTGAAATCCTATTTGGAAGAGACAGGATTAAGTATATCATCTAATGGTATTATGTATCGCACAGATAAACAAGGATTGATTCCAGCACTACTCACCAAGTGGTTCAACGAAAGAGTTGAGATGAGAAAACTTGTTAAGAAGTTTCATGAACAAGGTGATAAGAAAAAAGAAGAGTATTTTGATAGAAGACAATACCTACAAAAAATTCTATTGAACTCATTATATGGTGTATTAGGATTACCAGTATTTAGATTTTATGATTTGGATAACGCAGAGGCAACCACATCTACAGGTCAAGCCTTAATCAAGTTCAGTAAGAAGATTACAAATCACTTTTATAACAAAGAGTTGGGTAATTCAGAGGACTATGTAATTTATATAGACACTGATAGTATTTTTGCCTCTGCGGTTCCATTGATAGAAAAAAGATTTCCAAACCAAAAGTTAAGTGAAACCATGATGACTCAAAGAATTATGGAAGTTTGTGGTGAAGTACAAGATTTTCTAAATACAAGTTATGATTAC